CCAGAATGAAATTTTGAAGTCATATCCTCTGAACCAGGTTTAGCCATTGGTATCTCTAAATTAATTAGCATTCCAGTTGATATATCAGTTCTTGTTGGTATTATTAAATTCATTGAATAATAATTAAGTAATTTACGAACAGCTTGTCTATATTGTTCTGAACCTAAATGTGTATTATGACTAGCTTGATTAATATTATTTTTTTTATCATGGACAAAATGAGAATCACTTGTTAATGTTGTGTATGCATCTGAATAAGAAGTTATACGATCATAAGTTTTATATAAACTTGTAGGAACATTGCCGTCCTCTCCTGCTCGATGACCAATATAAATATTTTCTTCTTCTTGTCTAACTAAAGGATATGGATTCATAGACATATCATTCCCTGCATAAAATCTTTCTAAATAATCAAAAGTTTTTTCATGGTAATATTTATATGTATTATCTATAGTTATTTGTCTAGAAGCAAACATACCTTCTATGATTGCATCCATAACATCAGCTGATCTATTTATTCTATAAGATACAATTCTTTTACCCATACCTGATCCACCTTCTGTTTCATCCCAACCTATCTCTCTAGGATTTGTTGGTTCAATGGTAGAATATGAAAATGGACTTCCATCAAGATAAGAAACATTCATCATACTTTCTATTGATTGTATTCTATAACCCCCATTAGCTGTTTGATAAAAATAAAAAGAATCTTGTAATCCACTTTGACTGTCAGTACCTTGAGCTTGTTCACATAACCAATTAATAGCATAATTACAAGTCCAGTTAGGAATAACTACATGAAAATTATCTCCTGCAGATTTCTCTCTAACATCAAAATAGGGAACTAACTTAGGAAAAGTATCTCCTGTTCCTACAGTTGGATCAATATCAATATCTAAATGATCTTGAGCTATTTGTCCAGCTATATCTGTCATTGAACCTCTATAAGCTTGACTTACTCTAATTCTTCTTGCTTGAGTAAATTCAGGAGAACAAAATCGTAAAGTATAAACCAATGTATTCTGACCTATCCGATTTATACTATCTATTTGATAAATTCTAAAAACTTGATCTATAGTTTCATTATCATGCACTTCACTACCAAAACCTTGTGGTTGTTGAAATCTTAATCGAATGGATTCTTGACCAAAGAGTTTACCATGTTCTAGTATTCCAAGAGAGTCTGCAATTACAACTTCACCCATAAGAAAATTAGATGTTATGCTTTCATGTATTTTAAATCCTAACATCACATTTGGCGCTATAATATCATAGCCTTCACCTTCATTATTAACAAAGGTAGCGACTTCTAATTTAAAATTATGCGGGCTATATGTTTCAGGCATAATTAGTAACTCACAATTTGTTGAAATTCTCTTATTACTTGACCTATGAATTGTGGTTCAATATATCTGATTGTATGTTTATCATCATTCAAATTTCTTTCATGTTCTTCATTAGTAACGGCTGTGTTACCTGATGTTGAAAAATTATAATATTTAACTGTATCATCATCAGTAGTATTTGATGTACTTGAAGTAAATGATTCAGTTGTTGTTTTAAATCCATTTGAATCTACATAATGGTTTGTTGCATCTTTTTCATTTACAACAGAAGATATTGTAAAACTTTTTTCTGAATCTGTACCTGTAGCTGTTCCATTTACAGTAAATATTCCATTGACACTATTCAATGTAATTCTGTTATGTGTAGGGTTTACATCAGTTACAAATCCATATATGTCTGTTGATTGAGAAACCTTTTCTCCTAATTCAAATTTACTTGAAACATTTGTTGTATGATTGTATGAAACAATATCAGTAGAACTAGAAGCTTCTAAACAAATACCAGAATATTTTCTATTAACATATTTCATTAAAAGTTCTTGTGATTTTGGCCAATCACTAAGGTCTTGTAAATCTTCATTAACTAAAAAGAATAACCAATACAAAGTTGAGTCACCATATAATTGGGCAGCTAATGAATCAGGTCTTTCACCTTCTGTAATTCTAAAATAACTATAACCTGTAACTCCTTCTCTTAAATAACTCCATGTAGAAACTTTTCTAAATAAATCTTTAGCTATGATATATTTTCCATCACTCTTAAAATCATAAGCAATTTCAGGTATATGTTTAAAAAATCCACTCATTAATCTGCTCCTTTACTGTCTTTATATTCACCACCAATAATATAAGTTCCATCACTTGCTAATGATTTTCTTTGTGCATCTCCCATACCAGGAGCTGCAACTTCATAGTTATATCTTTGTCTGTTTAATTGAACTGTTTCTGTAAAACTTACTGTCAACTCTATAGAACCTGGTGCACCATCTTCCATAAGTGTATATGCACCACCTCCAGAATAATCAACTTCAACACCTGTACATATAGAAGTTAATGGATAATCAATCCATTTTTTAATAGGTCCTTGAAATCCAATAGCCCATTCATTAGGAAAAGTCCATATTCTTCCATTCTCTCCAGCTATACCTGGTAAGCTTGACCATTTAAGTGCACGAATTATTTGTCTTATAGTTTCAGAATCTTTAGCAGATTGTGGTCTTAAAGTAAATTTATAATTATAACTTCTAAAAGGAACTCCCTCTAAAATTTGGAATTTCATAGGATTTGATACAGCTCCTGTAGCCAGTTGTGTTAATTCACCACCAGGCAAGACATCTTTAAGAATTTGCATGATCTCACCCATATCAGCATTAGGTCCACTCATTAAATCTTTTAAAGCTGCCTGATCTCCTCCACCATCTCGCGACATCAAAGTTGTTAATCTTGCAAAGATAGTTGATACAATATCAGCTTTACCAGAAGTAACATCTACTTTAACATTATCAGATAGATTGTGTGGTAAATATAAAAAGATATCATAAACAAGATTATTTTCTTGTGTTATTGTACCCCATTTACCTACATCTCTATCACGCCATGTAGTTCCTCTTTCAGTCTGAAACATACCTCTTTTTGTTTCACCATCTGGTCCTTTTATTAATGCCTTACCAGCATTAGCTACTTCTTCTGTATTAATTAATCGTCTTGGTAATGAACGGAAGTGTATTGAATTAGGGAATGCTGTCTGTTGTGCTAGAGCTCTTTCTTCTTTATTTCTTTGAATTTGTTGACCAGACAGGCCTATACCACCATTCCAGGTAGCGTCACTCTCGTCAACATTTGCAATATGTCCTACTGCTTTATTCTTCTCATTAAAATAAGCTTCAGGAAAAACTAAAGGTGGTACTTGAGTATGTGGTGTCTTTCTGCTTGATGTATGATCTGTTCTATTGGCCGCATCTTGTCTTTTTCTAGCATTAGCAGATTTAGCATCTGCAACTTCACCTTTAATATCAGCTACATTTGATGTTCTTACTCCTAATAATCCTGCAAGTAGATCATCTAATCCATCTTGTAATCTTTGATCAAATTTATTTAAGAAGCTTCTACCGATACCAAGTCGGTCAGAATTTAATGCATTGGCATCTCCTTTATGAGAAGAAACCCAATTTTTAAGTTTACTTCCGACAGGACCTTTACCGGCTGCTTTTCTGCGTGCTTTTATTCTATCTCCTAATGCCATAACTGTTCCTTGTGTTATATATACTTATATAGTTATTTATGTCTTATAGAGGAAAGTTTAAAGCAAAGAATCCTAAAAAGTACAAAGGTAATCCAACTAATATTATTTATCGTAGTTTATTAGAGCGTAGATTCATGGTATATCTAGATAATACACCTTCTGTACTAAAATGGAGTTCTGAAGAAATTGTAGTTCCGTATGTTTCGCCATTGGACAATAGAGTTCATCGCTATTTTCCTGACTTCTATATGAAGTATAAAGACAAAGATGCCATGATAGTAGAATGTTTAATTGAGATAAAACCTTCTAAACAAACTAAACCTCCTGATCCCAAAAGAAAATTAACTAAAACAGGTAGAACTTCCAAGAGATATCTTAAAGAAGTCAATACTTATATTATTAATGATGCTAAATGGACACAAGCTATAAAATTCTGTAAAGAACGAGGTTGGGATTGGAAAATTGTTACAGAAAAAGACATTAACATCTATTAAATGATATAAATAGTTACATGGCAGGAAGATTATTTGACAAATGGGAACAAGAAGCTTTTCGGGCAGGAATACCAGCTCGAACTAAAGAATCTATGGCTTGGTTTAGAAGTCAAGTTAGTGGTATTAAAGTTTCAAGAGCAGGCCTTATAAATCAAGGACCTACAAGAGCGAGACAAGTATATGGGAATATGTATCATTTTCAATACGATCCTAAATTAAAAAAAGAATTACCTTATTATGATAGATTTCCACTTTGTATCCCTGTTCAAAAAGCTGATAAAGGATTTCATGGTATGAATTTACATTACTTACATCCTGTTATTAGAGCTAATTTTTTAGACGCATTAATGGATTTAACTAATAATGACAAATATGATCGGACAACAAGAATGCGACTAACTTATAAATTATTAAAAGGTAGTCAAAATTTAAGATGGTTTAAACCATGTTTTAAACATTATTTAAGTTCACATATTAAATCTAAATTATTATTAATAGAAGCACAAGACTGGGAAATTGCAATCTTCTTACCAACAGATTCATTTAGAAAAGTTGGAAAACAAACAGTATGGTCAAATAGTAGGAAAAAAACAGTATGAAGATAAACAGATTTATGAGTCAGATTGATACAATGGCCAGACAAAACCAATTTGAAGTTGAAGTATTTCAACCATCACTTAGTTTAAGAATAAGAGGTATGCGATGTCAAAAGGTTTCACTACCCAATAAAACTTTAGCAACAAATGCATACTCTGTAGTTCCTAGTGGACCTGCAGAGAATATGGTTACACAAGTACAATATCCACAAGAAGTAACACTAGACTTTATTCTTGACAGTAGTTTTGAAGATAGAGCAAAAATAGAACTATGGCAACAACATATATTCAATGATGACTACAGTATAAAATATCCAAAAGGTATATCAGGTCTAGGTACAGATGGATACTTAGGAACTGTAGTTATAAGACAATTATCTAGAGATGGCCTTCCTATATATGAAGTACAATTAAACGATGCATTTCCATCAATTATTTCAGGATTATCATTCGATATGGAAAGTAGTGCTATACAAACTTTTACTACTACCTTTAGTTATAGAACTTGGGAATCACACTTTGAAAATGTTCCACCAGGATCAATACTTGGAGCCCTATTCCAGAAAGGTGTTAAAAAACTTAAAAGTAGAGTCAGAAAGAAAGCTGAAGATGAAATTTTTAAGGAAGGTAGATCAAGCTTTTCTAGAAGGCGTGGTTTAGGAGACTAAATACAATTATATTATAAATTATAAAATGAGGAAATAAATTATGGCGTTACCAAAACTTGAAACTCCTAAGCACAGTTGTTTTTTACCAACAAATGGAAAAAGAGTAAATTATAGACCATTTCTAGTTGGTGAACAAAAACAACTATTAATAGCTCAAGAAGGAGAAGATGTACAAAATCAAGTTGATGAAATGATAAGATTGATTAATGTGTGTTGTGATGATGTGAAAGCTGAAATGTTACCTATAATAGATTTAGAATATTTATTTTTACAATTAAGAATGAAATCTGTAGGTGAATCATCTGATGTTATGATGATATGTGAATCTTGTGAAGCAGAAACAGAATTATCTATTAATTTAGAAGATGCTAAAGTAATTGAAACAGAACCTAAAATAGATAGTATAGTTAAATTAAATGATGCTGTTAGTATAGAACTTCAATATCCTTCTTTTGGAATGATGGAACATTTAGATCCAAATGAACCTGAATTGAATACAGAAGGAGTTTTTGAAGTTATGACTAAATGTATTGTATCAATTATTAACGGTGATGAAGTTTTTACAAGAGATGATTTTTCAGAAAAAGAACTTGTAGAGTTTTTAGATCAATTAGAACTTACTATGTTTAATAAAGTGAATGAATTTTTTAACAATGCACCTGTTCTTACAATAGATGCAAATTTTAAATGTTCATCATGTGATATAAATAATGAAAATAAATTAGAAGGTGTCGGAAGTTTTTTCGGCTAGCCCTCTCACATGAAAGTTTATATAATTTGATACACACTAACTTTGGAATGATTCAACATCATGGTTATAGTTTAACAGAACTAGAAAACATGATACCTTGGGAGAGGGAAGTATATGTCAATCTTTTAATGCAACATCTTAAAGATGAAGAACAAAGATTGAGAGAAGAACAGGCAAAAATGAGGAATTAAAAATGCCAGAAATACAAGACGGTTATAACCGCAGAAATCAAGTACAAATTGATTTAGATGAATACGAAGCTAAGAATGCACAGATAGGTGCACTCAAAGACGAAATACAAAAGATGAAGGATGCCGCAGGGCCCAATAAAATGGGTTGGATGTGGTTAGCTCCTGAATACTTTTCCAGATGGAGAATATTCCCAAGAGCTTTTATCACTATGTATATCTATTTACTATTTCAATCAGCTAACTGGTTCATGGGTTTAGAAGATCCAACAGTATCACAATCAGGACTAATATCAGTATTAGTTGGTGCCGGTGCTGCATGGTTTGGTTTGTATGTTAATTCAACATCAACCCAGCATGATGTAGTAGCTAAAGATTAATGAAACAAAAAATTATAGATGCTCTGGTATCAGGGGCAGTATATGTTATTGGTATAGGTGCAATCGCACTTGTAATGTTTGGTTTGCCTGGTTACGCACATGCTTCAGGACAAATTGACTTAGGTGGTAAACTTGATGATGGAGATTTATCTATTACTACAGCTGTAGATTATACTTGGCCAGCAGGAAAATTTGAAAGAGATATTGAATTTGATTATCGTTATAAAGATGAAGATAATACTGTAACTACAAACAAAGGGTTAATAGCATTTAAACAAAGATTAGAATTCAAACCAAAACATTATACATTCGGATTAATCAGATATGATTATGATGAATTCAGAACTATTAATCATAGACGCCAAGTTAATATAGGTTGGGGTTATAAAATTATTAGAAGTGATAAGATTAAAATGAGTAATGAGTTTGCTATAGGTTATTTAAATTCAGAAATAGATATAGGCTCTAATTCAGTAAGTGAAGTTCTATTCAGAAATAGTCTTTGGTTTTTTTATAATGTAGCGCCTAAATTAAATTTTACAAACAAGTATCTTTATGAAGCATCTGATATTCCATTAGTTAGAAACGAAACAAAATTTGAATATCTATTAACAGACAAAGTAAAGATCGGTCTTAAAAATGTTTATACAGAAGATCCACATAGTGATAATATTTTATCATTTAATATAGGATATACTTTTTAGGAAATAATATGCCAGAAATACAATTAAGTCAATTTTATGTAGAGTTTATAGGATTTACTTTAACTCTAATCGTAGCACTCGCAATGAGAGATTGGGCTACATCTTTTATTAAAGGAATGAAGTTCAAAATGAACAAGGCCTTTACAGAAGGAGATAAAGTTATTCTAGATGGCTCACCTGCTCTGATAGTAAAAATAGGAATGAGCGAAACAGTCTTTGGTGTCTATGGTAAAGAAGGATACACATGGCGATATGTACCTAATGAAAGAATAGCCTTTGCTAAATTAGAAAAAATTGTTGATCCCGATTTACATAAAGATAGTGATGCAGAAAAAGCTCAAAAAATAATCGACCAAATTCAAACTTCGAACATAAATAATAATAGTAAGGAAATTGAAAAAATTAAAAACGGTAACAAATAATGGCTGAAGATATACTACCATCAAAATTTGATGAACTAATAGAAGCTTCTAAAAGAGGAGTTCAAGAACAAGTTGGCACTATCAAAAGAGGAAATGTTGATAGAATGAAAGCCCAACAAAAAGCATCTGACTTAGCAAGAAAAGAACAACTGGCCGCGGCTGCAGTTAATAAACATGGACAAGAACAACAAGGTCAAGAAATTCATTTAAGTAAGAACAACCAACTCTGGAACTACAGAGCTCACCGTAGTTTAAGAAGTAATCTTCCAGAAGGTGGAAATTTAGCTGATGGTGTTATAAGTTTTATGGACTCGGCTAAACAAGCTAATACATATCTAACCCAATCTATTCAACATGGTATGCAGGGTATAAGAGAAACTGGAATGAAACATATTGAGACCACTAAACAAGGCCTGGCTAAATCAGCTACAGATTGGGGTGATGCAAGAAATATTTGGGGTGGAATGAAAACTGATATGAGTTTAATGGGTGGTGTAATGCAACTACTCACTAATATACCAGGTATGCAAACTATAATGAATTTATTAAAATGGGGTTTTGGACACATAGGAAAATTCTTAATTAGTAAATTCTTTCCACATTGGATAACAGGTCAAAAGAGAAAAGACTATAAAGAAGCTGAAGAAAAAATGGGTATTAAAAAAGCGAAATGGTTTTCTGACCAGAAAGGACCCTCTGTAGAAGGAATTAGAGATGAAAAAACTGGTCAAATGATACAGGCAGGTTTTCAAGTAGGTGATAAAGGTTGGGAAGAAAAGTTCAAATTAAAAGCTTATGATGCAGGGGTTGACGATAAAAATGCAGCAAAGAAATTAGAAGAGCTTAGCTCGGCCGCCACAACTCCTGGTTCAATATTTACTAAAGATGAAGGATTGTTAGATTGGCTTAAAAAAGTTTTATTCCGAAGGATTGTTTTCTTTTTAGTTAGGGGATGGATTAACAAAAGGAAAGATAGAAAAATTCAGAAAAATATGGAAACCTATCTTAGACGAATGTCCAGAGGTGGTGGTCGAATTGGAGGAGGTCGTAGAGGTGGTGCTGTAGGTGGTGCTAAAGGTGGTGCTGGTGCAACCAGAGGAATTAGTGGAGCATTCACAGGTATAGTATCAACTTTAGGAAGATTAGCATCTGCATTATGGGTGGCTATAGCTGCAATAGGTACTGCAATAGCGGGATTACTAGCTCCAGCATTACCTTTCATTGCAATAGGAGTTCTTCTTATAGCATTAGGTGTTCTTATCTGGTTTTATTGGGATGAAATTAAAGAAGCATGGAATAAAGGTATTGAATATCTAAAAGGTTTAGGTCCAAGAATTAAACAGTTCTTTCAAGATGCCGCAGAAGGATTAGGCTTAAGAGTAAAAAGATTTATTGCAGTGATGTATGATGGTGTTGCATGGCTAGTAAATAGTGTAATTACAGCTTTTCAAAATAAATTGCGAAAAGCTGGATTTTCTGGAGATAGATTAGAAAAATTTAAAATGACAGGTGGTGCTGTCGATGCAGTAGATACAGAAATTGCAGCATTTCAAGCAAAGAAAGCTGCGCGTGGTGAAGAAGTTGCAGCAGCAAGTATAGATGTTGATCAAGCTAGAGAAATTTTAAATCAAAAGGGTGCTGGTGGTGGTCAAAATGTTAATGTATCTACAAATACTACTGAAGGTGCTAAGAATACAACGAATATTGTTGGTAGCACTGGTCCAGGTGATCAAAAGACGAACCAATATAATGAGCCTAAAAAGCTATAATAAAGTGTAGAACTGGCCCCGTTCACCCGCCGTTACTACGATACCGCCTGCCGCATTCGATACCTTTCCGCTTTGAAATTAAGAATCCCCATTCTTAATAGTCCCTTCACTTAGATTAAGTGATACTGTAGGCCGACACGATGCCTACTTTCCCGTATTTTTTGTTAGGTAATTATATTTATAATACTAACGAACTCACTTAAGCGTCTTGAGCTAGTTTTTCAAAATAAGATAAAGAATTATCTTCTTTATTACTTGCCGCTACTTGTGGTGTAGGATTATCTGCCCAAGGTGTCTCTTGAGCTGTCGCTACATTACTAGCAGTGTTATCATCTGCAATTGTTTCAGCAGATGCACCACCTTCCCAAGTAGGATCATCAAAACTTAAACCCAATACTCTTTCCATTTTCTCTTTCAATTCGTCATAAGACTTGAATTGATCTGGAGCTATAATCCCTGCAAGAGAGTGCTGCTTGTTGTAAATGGACTCAAGTTCAGAATCATCTTCCGACAATGGAGCCGGACTAGCAAATTCTGATTTATCATAATTCCAATAGCCATCTACTTTTCTAACTTTAAGTTTAAAGTCAGCACCTTCCCATAGATCAAATGGATTAAGTGGATTTTCATCTTCGAATTGTGGTTGCATTACATCTTTGACTTTCTCAAAGATTTTTTTACCGAAACGATAAAGCATTACCTTTCCTTCGAATTCAGGATGCTTAGGATCAGAAACAACTAAAACATTAGATACATAATGTAATCTTCTTTTTTGTTTTCTAGCTATATCTTTATTAGCTTCCTCTCCAGAGTTCCATAATTGAGTATTATGTTCACTAACAGGATCAGCTTTTCCTAAAGTTGTTAAAGACTTTTCAATATACCATCCACCTGGACCTTGAAAACCATGATCCCAATATTGGACCCATGGAAGTTCTTCTCCATTAGCAGCTGGTAAAAAACGAAGGACTGCATAACCATTACCAGATTTATCTAGTTCTGGTTTCCAGTATCTATCGTCTGAAAAGCTTTTAGATGCTTCAGAGTCTTTCTCTAAAGCTGTTTGAAGTTTGTCGAAACCGCTTCGACTGCGTTTTAATTCATTAAATGACATTTTATCTCCTTGTATTGCATTGTATTTATTTAAAACTATCGTATGTTAAAGGATATTTTTTCAACCCTTTATATATATTATAGTGGCACCCAGCGAATCGGTCAAGGACTTTTTTAATTTGAGCCTCCTGAGTTCCCACCATACTGTTGGGATCATCAGTTCCAATTCTTAAACGCGAGGTTTCTTTTTCTCGCATATAATTTTTAGTACCAGCATATATATTTTGATAAGTATTAGACTTAAAGTTCCATATTGAATCGAAACCTATAAGACCAATTTCATCAAAACCCATTATAGAGGCCTGAAGCATTGCTTGGGATCCACAAAAAAAGTTTACACCAAACTCTGTATCATCTTCTGTACCTCTCATATTCTGTATTTTCCATAAAGGATCACAACCTATTACATGAACTTGTTTAGAACCTTCGTGTTCATTACCGAATATCTGTACATATTTATGGTTATCAGGATTTGATTCTTCAACTGAATAACCATCATTACGCATCGGCTCAACAATCATGTCTATAAAATCTCTAGGAACAGGTGACCAATCTGGAAATATACACTTGTTCTCTTTAGGATATCCTTTAGCACATATCTCTTTTATTACTCCAGCGTCTCCTGACACTAGATAGTCTGGTGTAAAATCTCTATATAAAGCATTACACCCGAAGGTTGTTCCTTCTAATTTGTTTAATTTAACTTGTTGTCTAGAAGGACCGTTTCCTATTATCCAAGCTACTTTAGCCATATGCCCTGTAATATTGTTTGTAATTTCTTATGTTCTAATTCTAAGAAAGGAGCTAAGTTCTCTAATCGTTTTCTTTCTGTTGGCCAAATAAAATCTTCTGCTATCATCATATTGTAATCGTTAAAAATACCAAAAATTTTATCGGCAGCGATGATAGTAGAACTATTGATTCGCCCACCAAGATATTCTCTTAATATATTAGAATGTTGACCGTCTTTAATGCCTATACAAATATCTATCTGTTTGTACTTATCAAATAAGTATCTCATATCTTCTGTAACAGCATATGTTAATTGTTGTTTTGTTTTCTTAAATTCTTTATAGTTCTGTTCACACTCTACATCTAATAAATTTTTAACATAGAATTTTCCTTTAGAAAGATTAGCTACATAAAAATCTTTTAATTCTGTATGATACTTTCTAGCTAACTTTGCAAAATGATATTTATCTTTTCTCTTGAGAAAAGTTTCTAGTTTAACTGAAGTCTTTCCGGCGTATTTAAAATAGTCATAACTATCTGTATTGAAGTGATTATTAATAGCTAGATATAAACAGTAGGCATCGTATCCTTCTCTACTTGTCATTAATAGTACCTTTGTTTTCCAAGTTGATCACCTTCCCATCTAATTTGTTCTCTACGAATTGCTTCTTTCTTTTTTCTTTGTCTTTTCTGTGCTGGCTTTTCGTAGTATTCTCTTTTTCTAACTTCTTGAACAACACCAGCTCTTTCACATTTCTTTTTAAATGTTCTAAGCATTTGATCAAAAGACAATGGTTTTGGTTTCCTTTGTTTTTTATTAAACTTCTTTTTTCCACGATATGGTTTCATGGATCTTTCTCTTAATACTTGTGGACTCATATTGGTAATTTTGCGTTTGATTCTTTTAGAAATCTCAAGCCAATAGCTTCGGCTTTTATTTTCTCTTTTAATGGGGGTGTGATTAGTCCTTTGACTGAATCAGGTTCTAAATGATTTTGTTGACAAAAATAAACTATAGCATCTATATAAGTTAATTTTTTTTCTATTACTAATTCTTCTACAGATGTTGTAAACTTCTTTTTAGTTAAGATCATATATCTATTATATCAGCTTTCGCTGATTTGTCAATGTTTGTTATGTGTTCTATGAGAAATTTTTTCTTCCCAATGTTCTATTGCTTTAGTGATAGCTTCCTCTGCAAGTACAGAGCAATGTAATTTTATTGGTGGTAATTCTAATATCTCTGCTATGTCTTTATCTCTAATCTGTTTAGCTTCTTCTACTGTTCTACCTTTAAGCATATCTACAAATAGACTAGAACTTGCAATTGCAGAACCACAACCATAAGTTTTAAATTTAACATCTTCAATAAGTCCATCTATATCTAATTTTAAATCAAGTTTCATTACATCTCCACACGATGGAGCTCCAACCATACCTGTAGCTACATTAGGATCATTGGGATCAAATCTTCCTACTGAATGTTTGTGTGGATTTTTGAGTACATCTTCAAATCTTTGTACTACTTCTTTACTGTATGCCATACTATTATTTATAATCCATATTCTTCACGATACTGTTCTCGTAATTCTAAAAGTTGATCATACCATGTATTAGGCTCTTCTACAAATAATTGTGATTGTCCTGTTTCTTCTACAGCAACAATAGTTACTATTCTCTCTACATCTATACCAAACATTTCTGTAAACATTGTGGCATATGCAGTTTCTTGTAAAAAGTAATTCTTTACATGACTAGGAGATTTCTTTCTTGTTGAAGTTTTAAAATCTATAACAGATACTTTACCAGCAAACTCTGCTACACAATCTACTCTACCTGCCATTTCAAGATCATTACTATACATAGAACCTTCTAACATATAGATATCTCCTAACTTTGATGTTAATTCTTTTGTTTGATTAAACATCATTAAATCTAGTGGAGTAGCTTTTTTTATTCTTTCTTCTGTAAGAACATTGTTTAAAAAATCTTCTTGAAGATGATGATATCTAGTTCCACGCATTGCAGCCTTTCTAGAAATCTTATTAGCTTTTTCTTCACCAATCTTTTTTCTCCAAGCCTTAATCCATTTTTTATTTAACATACCTGTAACTGTTGTTACTGAAGGATAATGTTTTCCTTCTGGTGTTGTATAATATCTTTTTCCGTTTATTGTTTCTGTAGGTAATGAAACGGCTTCATAACCTGTTAAGTGATTAAACATCTTTTTTTATCCCATGTTTTCTAGCTACTTTATCTGTAGCTACTTGTTTAGCTGTTCTTCTGTTATGTGCTTTATCTACATAACTACCCGGATGGCCTTCTCCAACTTTTTGTAAAACTTCTTTAAATCCACCTAATTTACCATCACCAACACGCGATCCACTTACAATACCAACAGCTGAAATAACTTGTTTTAAATGTGGGTTTAACTTCTTATATTCTTGAAGTTCGTCCCAAGTCATAAACACTTCTTCTTGCTGTCCTGTCTCTCTATCTTCTAATGTATAAGTTGGCATTATTCTTTAATCTCTATATCTTCAAATTTCATATTTCCATCAGGCCCAATACTAACCCACTTCTCACCTTCTTTAACTGTATAACCAGGTTGTGGTGGTCTTTTAAAATTTTTAGGTTTTGAATCTATAATATCAGGAATAGCATCCATCTTTTTTTGAATTAATTTTGTAGCTTCTGTATTTTGTTTTTTTAAAGAATTAGTTAATTCTTGAACAAGGTTTCTTTCATCATTTAAATCAGATAAAGCAGTGTCTCTATCTTGAACTAATTCATTAATTCTTTTATGTGCATTAGCTAATTGACCTTGTAAATCTTTCATATTATCTTGCAAGACTTTAATTTCACCTTCTAAACTCATTATGGACTCCTATCTTCTTTTGGCCTTCTCTCTAAAAATAATTTCATAACACGCTGTTCATCTTTAGTAAAATCATCTATTCTTTTAGGTCCCCATACTGTTCCTACTCTAACACACTTGCTAGCAGTATTACAATACAAATTCCATTCTTCTGATGTCATTTGTGTTTTATGAATCTTATCTTCTGTTTCTTTAAATATTTCTCTCCCCAATTCAGCAAAAAACATTTCTGCTGGACTTGGATCATAATACCCTCTTGGTTTACCTCGATATAAATCATTCCTTCTCATTATCTTCCTTTGATTTTTTTAATTTTTCTGTTAAATCCAAAACATTATCAGGAGTCTTTCCACTATAAATGTCTTTTCCTTCCTGTTCTGCTGTATCATCATCAGCAGCATTGTCAACTTCAAGTTCTCCTAAGTCTCCTACTCCTGCTAATGAAATTTGTAATAATTCTTTACCGAGTAATTCGGCTGCTATGTTTCCTGTTGGAGAATGTAATATTATACTGTCTAATCCCTCTCCATTTTTAAAATAACTATCTATCATTAAAGCAAACTGAACTGCAGTCTTATAAACTTCGTGATCCGGCCAAGACATTTCTCTAGCAATCGTATCTCCATCTTCTGCAAACACTAATGATACTGTCTTATCACTTTTTATATGAATGATTGCATCACCTTCTATTATAGGAACTGTAAATCTTCTTTTATTTTTCATCTAATTTATCTTTAATAGCTTTTTCTATTCGAACATGCTTCATAAAGTTATTGAATCCTGTATCATCAAAATACGGAACTTTTATTCCATCTGAATTTTCGTATTTGTTTTCTCTAAGATATTCGAGCATATATCTACTTCCCTCCGCTTCTCCTTTTCTCCAGGAATGACGGATGGCTACTATTACAAGTAGTATGTAACAAACACCTTGAATAAGGCTAGTTGATATTTCGCTCATTGTTTAACATTATATATAAAGTGTACCTGTGGTTACAAGGTTTATTTTTATGTTCTTGTAACTTTCTGTATTCTGTCAATTTGTGATGTGATGATTGCCTTTCTGTTCGGCCAATAGATGTATTCCTTTTCTTCATTCTTCATTAAGTTTTGAAGTAATGGAAGAATAAGTTTTTCACATTCTAACAATCTATCTTTGTAATCTAATTCTTTTTTTGTATCAATTGCTTCTAGGTTCTCTTTATGATCATCAAGTTCACCTAATGCATTGCTAACTAATTTCTGTAGTAAATCAACTTTAGAGTCTAGAGCATCTATTTGTGCTGAGTTGGCTTGTCCTGCAGATGATGCTGCAACGGCTTTTAATTGATCAGCGACTTCTTTACCAATACTAGCATCTTCGCCAGTCTTAGTTTTCAGTTCATCTTGATCAACAGCTGTAAAACCAAAATCGTTTATGTCACTCATTTGTTATTGCTCTCTTTACTATTTTAATACCTCGTCTAGTTAATTCGTTTCTAATCTTCGCTTTAACTTTGGGCTTAGTATTTTCTTTGTTTAATTCTTCAAATAATTCTTTTTTGGATATTGTCTTAATATAATAATGTACCAGCGTACTAGTATTTGTCATTCTGTCGTATGACATAGATGATGGTTTTAGTTTCGTTGGCATGTCTATTATTTATTAAAAAAAGAAAGGGGAATTGCTTCCCCTAACTAATAAGCTTATTCGTCAGAGGTATCTTCAACGGCTGGTTCTTCATCAACAACGGGAGCATCTACTGCTGCAGGTGCATTAGTATCTGCAGATTGTTCTTGAATCTCAGCTAAGAAGGTCTCTCTTAAACGACCAACTCCGGCTAGTTCTTCTCCTCTAAATGCGCCTCTTTGAGAGCACACATCTATAATAGATACTACACCTGCTAAGTCTTGAGCTGTCACTATTTTCGCTTCCATAATATATTACTCCTAATAATAATTATTTAAATTGTAGAATTTATTTCTACTATTCTATTTTCTCACCGCTTCGCGGTTTTGTCAAGGTATTTCTTTGACTAAACTGAATTCTTCTTCGCCTTCGTATCATATTTACAGTGCTAGAAATTCTTCTATTTCTCACGCTGGAAATCTAGATACAGTTGTTGCTTTAGATGGAACATTAGAATCAGTTTGTTTTGTTATAGGTGTTTCTATTGAAACTTCTGTTGTATATCCAGACTGAATTCCTGTTCCTTTCCATTTGGAAGAATCAGCATCCCAATAAAATTCTATAACTGTATTTTTAAAAGGATCCAGAAGTTTAAGTAAACCATAAACAGGATCAAAATGTCTTATCTCTCCTACCAATGATTTACCATCAGCATCTTTATAGAATACTGTTCTTTCTTCTTCTGTTAATCCTAATTTATTTTCAGTCATATAAGTATTTATTCAGTTAATGTGTTTGAAACAGGTAACCAATCAGGAAAAGTTTCAAGCATTAATGCTCTTGTCATTCCTTTATATGGTAACTTTTTACTTACTACTGACATAAGAAGTTTGGCTTCTGATTCATGAACTGATCTAAGAATATTTAAATAAATATCTTCTCTCTTAGATTGTTTCATATCAGGCCCACCTTTTACAAGATATTGAAATTGTCTATGGGCTCTAATCAATCTATCGTCAGCTAAATCAACTGCTGGCACATCTGAAAACTGTACACCTTCTGGTAATGGTCCATCAGGGACTAACCAAACGATTGCAGGATGATATGCTCCTTTGATGATATGTTCCATATCCCTTCTATTCTTATATTGAGATAGAAAATCTACTTTGTCCTTTTTGGCCTTTAGTTTAGATGCTTCCGAAAGTATTTCGGCGACACTTGCATCATTAGGCATATTTGGTAATGGCATAATTAAATCACCTTTAGTATTATCATATTGTTATTAACTCGACCAGTTACTTCACTAGCCTTAGAATTTATTTCATTCATAATCTTATTTAGTACAATTTTACCCCCGCCTAAAACTCGATCTAAGAAATGTGTTGTCTTAGCACCTAGTTTCTTAACTTGAGATTTATCTACTGAAAAATTTTGTATTGTTGTTCCCTTAACATCTAACCCACCACGATCCATTGCATGATAGTAACTCAACTGATTAGTCTTTGTATTGAATAGATAAAGTATTTCAGCTCCTACAATTTTACTAGGTTCTATTGATGCTATCTTATTGTCTGTATCTTCATCTAAGAAATTAAGATTCTTAACTTTATCTTGTGCTGATATTTGTTTAGCCTTTCTTGCTTTTCTTACAGGCTTATGATTATCTGCATATCGTAAACTGTCTGTTTGAATTCTTGTAACAAAATTAATGAAGTTACTCTTTTCTGATTTATTCATAAAATTATAAGCTTCTTTTAATTGTTTTGATTTTCCATCACGAGCTTCTTTAACTTCATCAATTAATTCTTGATATTGTTCTGGTATCTTCTTAGCAACAGCTGCAGAAATTTCTAGACTAGTTAGATATTTGTACATATCAAATGGTTCTACATCCCATATATCTATTGCATGATCTACTTCACCTAATATAGATTGAACTTTATCATCTATATATTCTTGAACTGTTTTTCTTTTCTTAACAACTTTTTCAGGATCAACTAACTCTTTACCAAGATATTGATTGTAAAGTTTGTGTGCTTTCTTATTATATGTTTTTAATTCTTCGTGTAAATGTTTTTGCCAACCAGCTGAACCTTCATCTGGATAATTTTTGTGATCTGGAAAATTCAACCCTCGTTCTAATCCTTGAGCTATATAAGCAAATGTGGGTGGCACCATCATCTTTTTGAATTTACTAGCATTCTTATATCCAAACTTCTTAGCATAGCTAATTAATACGAGCATAGACTTATTTCTATCCCACATATAATTGTACCAGTTGAAGAAATCATGTATTGAATGATCTTCAAAATAATCTACATCAGGTTCTGGACCGTAATGGATATCATCTAAAGTTTTCTTAGATGCTCCTCTTGTAATTCTAGTTGATCTCTTTTTTGTTGTTCGTTTCGCCATATAAATTTATTTAGTCATAAAAATATTTTAATTTAACCTTTTACCGTATATCCACCATAATCTTTCGTGATAATAATAGGCAATTGTCTTAACTATACTGTCTATTGTCATTATAGTACCGGCAATATACCAACTACCTGTAACACTAAAACTTACTATTCCAGTTACCCCGATTGAGAATATTCTCCAACTAATTGCTTTAATTAGTGATAATCGGCGACTACTGATTTTCATTGTCTATAAAATATGTGCTCCTCTATTTGAACTATCTTGTCTAAACTTTCCGTCCAGAAAGGTTTTACTTTTGTATTGTGATAATGTGTTGAACCTTCTGTAACATCTATAGGTCTATCTTCTATAAAATCTACAGCCATTATAAACGCTTCTTCATAATGATTTATCTCTTGAGCTAAAGGTTCATCTGACCTTCCATCACAATACCAACTAAATTGACAAGAATGTAAATCTATCCTTCCTGATGGATAGAACCTTGTTTGTTTAACAACATCACATATTGTATCTGGAAACCTTTTGCTATCAACTCTATTTTGTGTAACTTGAGCTACAGCTAACTGGCCAAGTAAAGGTTGATTGCGTGCTTCCCAGTAGATGTTTGATGCTAAGCAATGATAGTCATTTTCTAAATCATAAGGAGTATTGTGTAATCTAATCTCCTTAACTATTTCGTTTGTTTCAACGACTGCTTCTTTAATTTCAGCTGTTTGATTTAGTATCAAAGCTTCTTGATACATAATAACTATTAAAGCAACAGCTATACCAATTTTGGTTATTGTTTTTATCATAGTGTAATTTTTATTTATATTAATTCGTAAGTCCAAGTATGACTCCATACAATAGAATTGTTGTAGCTACAGTATTAAGAATTATTAATGATCTGTCTTTCCACATAACTCCTACGACTAACCAGCCAAACGCACCAACACTTGAAAGAGCTAAATCAAGAAACATATATTCTTGAGTTGTTCTTAACATCATTCCAACTATTAGTATAAATGACGCTAGCCATTTTATATACCAATCTAATGTTTGTGTTTTATGTTTTTTAATCATACTAAATATAATAGAGGGAGAGAGAA